CGACCAGGGGCCGCAGGCTGCACGTGCCGCAGCGCAGGTCGTCGCCGAACCAGCACACGACCAGCGCGGTCGAGCGCAGGCGCGGCACCTCCTCGACCAGATCGTCGAGCGAGGCCACCAGATCGGGCAGCTCCTGCACCGAGTTGACGTTGGCCGATTCCTTGGCCCCCGCGCCGAACGAGAAATGCACTGGCGTCGTGGCCAGCGCGTACTCCCCCGTCCCAGGCACCAGCGCCACGCCGCGCACCAGGCTGGCCGCGTCCGGCACGCCGGCCGCATCCGCGGCCCGGCGCACCACCTCGAAGGACAGCTGCGGCACCCGATTGCCGAAGGGGCGCAGGTCCAGATCCTCGATCACGACATAGGCCGTGCCGCGATAGGCCGGCGCCTCGTCCCCCTCCAGCGCCGCGATCAGCGGATCGGGCAGCTGCGCCTCGTCGCCCCCGTAGACGCGCATGTTGATGTCGATGCGTGCGATCTCGCGCCCGTCGGCCCAGATGCGCCCGACCCGCGCCACCTCGCCCTCGCATAGCGCCAGCGCCAGGCTCACGGTATAGCCGTAGCTGCGCACGGTCGGCCCCGACGGCGCGCCCTTGCCGCCGCCGCCGCTCTCGGTGACGTGCTCGTGGAACGGCCCGGCCCAGATCACCTGCCCCGCCAGGCGGTGCCGCCCCCAGACGCGCGGGATGGCCCCGCCCTCGCCGGCCCCTCCCAGGCGCAGCCGGTCGATGCGCCCGTGCTCCACCGCGCCCGAGCCCGAGCCCAGCACCGCCTGGTCGATCGCCTGACCGATCGCCGCCCCCGCGGCCCGCCCGATCACCGCGCCGGTCAGGCCCAGGACGGACCCGCCGAACGCCCCGCCGATGGCGCCGCCCACGGCGCCCAAGATCAACGTCGCCATGCGATCACTCCTCCAGGGGCAGGTCGAACCGCGCCACGATTCGCCGGCGCCAGGGCGCGCCCAGCGGGCTCTCGACCACGCCGTGGCCGCTATAGGCGTGGACGAAGGCCGCCTCGGCCCCCGCCACGCTCAGGATGCCGAGATGCTTGGCCACCGCCCGGTCGCGCATGCGAAACAGCAGCACCTCGCCCAGGCGCATCGCGCGATCCCGGGGCACGGCCCACAGATGCGCCCGCGCCGCCGCCCACAGCAGCTCCGTGCGCTGCGGCTCGGACCAGTCCGGCGTGTAGGCCGGAGGCACGACGGGCTCCGCGCCCAGAACCTCGCGCCAGACCCCGCGCACGAGGCCGAGGCAATCCGTCCCCGACCCGCGCACGCTCGCCTGATGGACGTAAGGCGTGCCCAGCCAGCCGCGGGCGGCCGCGACGACGACGCTCATCGCCCCCGCCCCGGCACGGGATAGGCCAGCAGCCAGTCGTCGCCCGGGATGTGGGGAAAGCCGCGAAAGTTGCGCACGTTGCCGAACTTGGCCCGGCAGGTGGCGATCCGCCGGTCGCACCCCGCCTCGACGCGCACCCGGTCGCCCACCGCGACCGTCGCGCCCAGCGCGACCCACAGCTCCAGCTCGCGGGGCTCCGCGGCGGCGCGGTCGACCTTGACCCGCCCCTCCAGCCCCCCCGCGGCCCCATCCAGCACCCGGACGAGCCCATGCTCGAACCATCCCGCGTCCCGAGCGCCCAGCCCCGCGATCCGCAGGACGCGCCCGCCCATCGTCACGCCGTCCACCACGCCCTCGACGCGCCGCCCCGGCGCGGACATGTCCGCCCGGCAGCGCGCGTCCCCCAGCACCGCGTCGCATTGCGGGGCGAAGACCCGCCCCCGCACCCGGTTGAGCGCCTCCGACAGGCCCCGCAGCTCGGCCTGGAACGCCCCGTCGCCCCGCGTGATCTCGCCCAACGCGCCGCGGAACAGCGCCACCGCGTCGCCCGGCGACGTCCAGTCCACCCGCCAGATCGTCACCGCTGCCGCGTCCCAGCGGCCGGCGGCGATGTCCTCCTCGCGGATCGCGTCGTCGCGCAACGCGCCCTGCGCGCCCATGTTGTCGACCGCCAGGCCGGTGCCCAGCTGCAACGCGCCCGCCGTCATCCCCGAGGACGCCGCGCAGGTCACGCCGTCCACGACCAGATCCCGGTCGTGATCGGTGAAGCCCAGTCGCACGCCGTCCCGCCGCTCCAGCACCCAGGCGCGGCAGACGGTCGTGACGACCTCCACGCCGCTCACAGCCGCACCTCCACGACGGGCACGTCGGGCACCTCTCCCGCCTCGAACCCGGCCGCCGAGCAGCGGATCGCGTCCGAGTCGAACCTGACAGGCACGTCGAACGCGAACCCGGCCGTCACGACGGCCCCGGGCACCGGCGCGACGTCGAAGGTCACGACCCCGGTCGTCGCGTCCACCGTCCAATCCGCGCCCTCCGCCAGCTCCGCCCCGTCCACGCCGGCGCGCACGCTGCCCGCCACGGGCTTCGCAATCGTCCGCTCATGCGTCTGCGCGCCCGAGCGATAGGTCTTGACCAGCTGGAACGCCCGGCGCGCGCCGTCGCCCGTGCCGATGACTTGGTCGTCGAACGCCACCGCCGCGCTCGGCCGGCACGACGTGAAATCGGCCCAGTCCTTCCAGCGGAAGGCGTGCAGCCGCCCGGCCCGCGCCTCGAAGAAGGCGATCAGCTCGGCCACGTCGTCCAGCGAGCGCACCCCCACCCCCGCCTCGTAGCGGCGGCGCGACTGGGCCCAGGGGCTGTTGCGCTCCTCGTGGCCGTTGGCGAGGGCGACGATCTCCGTCAGGCGCTCGGGCCCGCCGGTCGAGCCGAAGGACAGCCGCGCCGGGAACCTGATCTCGTGGAATGACATGGGCACCCTCCCTCAGCGGTTGCGCGCGCCCCGCGCCAGCGCGCGGGACATCTCGGCGGCGATCTGGCTGCGCGAGCGGCGGAACCCCTCGACGTCGGGCGTCGTCACGTTCACCGTCACCTGGACGGGGCCGCCGCCCCCGCCCTCGACGCCCAGCCGCCCGTCGGGCCCGCGCTTGAGCGGCATGATCGCCTCCGCCCCCGCCTCGCCCATCAGGCCCATGCCGCCGCGCATCGGAAACGCCGTGGGCCCGCCCACCACGCCCCCCTTGGCGAAGGGCGTCACGCGCCCGCCGGCGAAGGCCCCGCCCTCGGCGAAGGGCAGGATGCCGCCCAGCGCCCCGCCCAGCGCCGTCTGCACGGGCCGCATCGCCCGGCCGTAAGCGTCGCCCAAGATCGAGCCCGCCAGGCCCCGCATCCCGTCCGACAGCGACGCGCCGCCCAGCACCACCCGGTCGAAGGCCGAGCGCAGATCGGCCCCCAGCGCGCGGCTGAACGACCGCGTCTGCCGGCTCGTCACGCCCATCTCGCGGCGCAGCTCGGCCAGCTCGCGCGCCAGCGTCGAGGCCAGGCCGTCGGCCCCGCCCATCGCCCGCTCCAGCGCGTCGAGCCCGTCCTCGTCACCTCGGTCCATCGCCCTCTCCACCTGTCCGCGCGCCGTCCCCGTCGGGGAACCGCGCCATCAGCGCATCGAGGCCCGCGCGCCCCATCCCGCCACGCGCCCCGTCCAGCCCCAGCATCAGCGCCAGCTCGGCCGGCGTCAGCGCCCAGAAGGCCGCGGGCGCCAGGCGCAGCTCGCACAGCCCCGCCCGCATCAGCCCCGCCCAGTCGAGCCGCCTCATCGCTCGGGCAGGGCGAAGCCCCGCGCCAGCAGCCGCGCCGCGGCCGAGACCGCCCCCGCGGGCCCGCCCTCGATCCGCGCGGCCATCAGCGCCTCGGCCCCGCCGTCCCAACCGCCGCCGCGCAGGCCCGCCACCAGCACCGCGATCACGTCCCGGGCGCGGAACCGCCCGTCCTCGAACCGGGCGACGAGGTCGATCAGCCCCTCGGCCTCCATCCCCGCCTCCAGCTCGGCCAGGGCGCCGAGGGTCAGGCGCATCGCATGCCGCTCGCCATCGACGACGAGCGGCACCTCCCCGGCCCAGGGGTTGCCCCCCGCCCCGCTCATGCGATGGCCGCGAAGGACAGCGCCCCGGCCGAGGCCAGCGCGATCTCGTAGGTCGCCTCGCCGTCGTGATTGCCCGCATACTCAAGCGAGGTGATCTGGAACGGGCCCTCGATCTCGCCGAAATCGGGCACGATCACCCGCAGCACCGGGATCTCCCCGTCCCAGAAGGCCTGGCGCGCCCGCGCATCCGTGTCCGCGTCGCGGAACACGCCCGAGCCCGAGATGGCGGCGCTGCGCACGCCCGCGCCGCCCAGCAGCTCGCGCCAGCCGCCCGCGCTCTCGATCGAGGTCACGTCGACGGTGGCCGCGTTCAGGCTGAGCCGCGTCGCGCGGATGCCCGCCAGCGTGCGGAACGTGCCGCCCCCGATATCGATCTTGATCAGCAGATCCTTGCCGTTCTGCGCCGCCATGTCAGACCTCCGCCTCGTCGATGCGCGCGCGGAACCACATGTCGATCCGCCGCACGCCCTCGCCCTCGTCGACCCGCGCCCGCGCCCGCCGCAGCCGCATCGCCATCAACCGCCCCCCGGCCGGCGTCAGCGCTGCCCCGTCGAGCAGCTCCGCCACCCGCGCCGCCGCCCGCTTCGCATCCGCGAACCCGCGCGAGCGCGTCGCCACCGTCAGCACCATGTCGTGCCGGGCCACCGACCCGCCGCTGTCGCCGCGGGCGCCCATGTCCTCGGGCCCCAGCGCGACGTAGAGATCGGGCCGCGCCCGCGGCAGGCCGTCATAGACCCCGCCCCGCGGCCCCAGCAGCGCCGCCAGCGCCGCGTCGCCGTCAAGCAGCGCATAGACCTCCTCCTGCAGGCCCGCCCCCGCCGCATAGGTCATGGCTCCACCCGCTCGGCCCAGAGCGTCATCCAGCGCCCCTCCGCGTGGACGGCGCCGACGGCATAGGTGCCGTCCACGCCCTCGATCCGGTCGCCGGGCGCGGGCCGCGCCTCGTGGCCCCGGGGCAGCGCATGGGCCAGCACACGCACCGACAGACGCGCCTCCTCGCCCCACTCGCCCTGCCGCGCCCGACCCCGCGCGGGCGTCACCCGCGCCCAGAACCCGGCCCGCGGCACGTAGGCCGGCACCGCACCGCCCGCGCCGTCGGGCGCCTCGACCCGCTCCAGCCGGGTCAGCCGCGTGCTCAGCGCGCTCATCGCGCGACCCCCAGCCGCACGCGCCGCCAGCCGCCGGTCAGGGCGCGCACCTCGGCCATCACGCCGCCCAGATCGGCCCGCTCCATCGCCTCGGCCAGCGTCAGCACCGCCGCCCGCAGGGCCGCGGGCACGGCGGCCCAATCCGCCCAGCCCGCCGTCAGCTCGAGCCGCAGCGCCCGCCCCGCGGGCGGCACCACCGGCAACACCAGCCGCGGCGCGTGCAGGTCGGCGACGATCCGGGCGCCGGTCGCGTCGACCGTGGTCCAGGCCCCGCCGACATCCTCCTCGACGCCCGTCACCGCGCCCACCGGCGCCACCGGCAGCACGACCTCCGGGGCGCCCGTGCCGCGCCCGGCCACCACCACCCGCCGCGCCAGCAGCACCTTGCCCGTCCGCCCCTCGACCGACTCGATGGCCGCGCGCAGCTGGCCCGCCAGACGCGCCCGCTGGCCCGTCACCGCGTCCCACCCGTCGGGCAGGCGCAGGCGCGCGGCGAACTCCTCCAGCGGCAGCGCCCCCTCGGCGATGCCGTCCCGTTCCTGCACCCGCATCGGCGCCTCCTGCGATGTCACATGTCCGGTGGGGCCGACCCGCCGCTCGTCGCGGACCAGGCTGGCCGACGGGCCGACCCCTCCCCCCGGGCCCGAGGGCCCGGAGGGATCTCACGGCCTGGCGCGCCTCAGCTATTGGCGAACTTCAGCGTCTTGATCGCGGCGTAGTCGCTGACCCGGCCGCCCACGCGCTTGGTCGCGTAGAACAGGACATGGGGCTTGGCGCTGAACGGGTCGCGCAGCACCCGCAGGTCGGGCCGCTCGGCGATGGTGTAGCCGGCGCGGAAGTCGCCGAAGGCGATGGCCATGGCGTCCGGCCCGATATCGGGCATGTCCTCGCAGATCAGCACCGGATAGCCCATCAGCTGCGCGGGCTGGCCCGCGGCCAAGCTGTCGGTCCACAGGAACCGGCCGTCCGCGTCCTTCATCTTGCGCACCGTGCCGGCGGTCTTCGAGTTCATCACGAAGGTCGCGTTGGCGCGGTAGCCGGCGCCCAGCGCGTAGACCAGGTCGACGATGGCGTCGGCCGCGTCCGTGCTGGCGAAATCGCCCGGCGCGCCGGTGGCGACATAGCCGATGTTGCCCCAGGACCACGTCGCCTCGGGCTCGAAGCTCGAGCGCAGGAAGCCCAGCGGCTTGTCCACCCCGTCGCCGTCGACGAAGGCCTGCGACTCCGCGCGCATGAACTTGTCGGCGATCCGCTCGGCCAGCCACCCCTCGATGTCGAAGGCCGCGTCGTCGAGCAGGCGCTGGCTCGCCTTCGGCATGGCCGACAGGGCGTGCAGCGGGATCGAGATGCGCTGGAACTCGCCCGGATCCGTCTCCGACTGAGCGCCCGTCTCGGTGCCCCAGCCCGCGCCGACCTCGCCGCGGTCGACCAGCACGTCGAAGCTGGTCGCCTCGACCTGCACCACGTTGGCGACGGCCCGGATCGAGGCCGCCCCGCGCAGCACGCCCATCACCGTCTCGGACGTCTGCGGATCGACCAGATAGCCGCCCTCGGCCGCCACCGTGGTCAGGCCCTTGCCCTCGAAGGCCAGGCCGCGCAGCCCCTGGTCGTCGCCCTGACGCAGATAGGCGCCCATCGCCTTGCGGTGGGGGGCCTCGGCCGGCTCGGCCCCGGCCAGACGGGGGCGCTGCGCCTTGACGGCCATGCTCGCGATGCTCGTGCTCATGCGGCTCTCCTGCTTCTTCATCCTGTCCTCGACGTCCTGGCGGAAGTCCCTGATCTCGCCGACGAACTCCGCCAGCGCCTCGGCCACCTCCTGCACGCCGTCCTCGACGGCTTGCCCCTCGCTCATCGCGCGCTCCTTCGCTGATCCGGCGCCGTCACGGCCGCGCCATCGCCGCGCGCGCGTCCCTGAGCGCGCGCGCAACCGTCCGCAGCGGCGCGGCCTTGGCCGCCACCCGCGCCGACGGCAGCATCGGGAAGGTCACGAGCGACACCTCCCAAAGCTCCACCTCGTGCAGCACGCGC